GGTAAGGTGGCGGATAAAGATTGGTGGTCGATTGCGCAAAATGCCACGCTCGGACCGATTGCCCTGCAACACGGCACTGTAGCCGGTAACAAGTTCGGCATTGTGATGCCTGCAGCCCAGATTGCTGAACCTAAATATGGCAGCAAAAACGGCGTGGCCATGTTTGATGCCAACATCATTCCGACCCCAGTGTCTGGCAATGATGAGCTGTGCATCTCGGCATTCTAGGGAGTAGCCATGCAATTTGTCCTGCAAGAAAACCCAACGCTTGAAAAGGAGGTGATCCTTTCTGTACCAGGTAGTGATCCGGCCAAGGTCACGATGTTGTTCAAATACAAGACACCTAAAGTGTTCGGGGATTGGTTTGAGTATCACCGCCCTCGCAATTTTTTCCAGCTTATCTGGTTCTGGTTTATCAAAATTTGGCTGAAGCTCAAAGGCAAGCCTATCCCAACCGCCCGGGAAATTTGCTTGCAGGGCGTGGTGGGCTGGAAAGAGGTTTATGGTGAGAATGGTCCGCTAGATTTCAGCCAGGATCATCTCACCACGCTCCTGGACAGTTACCCCAAATCGTCAGGTGAAATCGTCCTGGCTTATTACAAGGCTGTTATTGAGGGTCACTTAAAAAACTAAAGGAGGTTGCCAGTAGCTGGTACCTGGCAGGTAAAAAGGCCTCTCCTACATATCAGCAGCGCGTCGATGACCTGAAGCGTAATGGCTTGAGCGACGCGCAGATTCAAAAAATGCTGGGAGAGCCAGTTGAGGCGATACAGCATATCTGGCCAGCCAACCAGGCCGCAGTTAATTTATTTTTTCTAGCGGCCACACAGTGGCGCTTTGAGTTTGGCGCTTTTATTGATTATGCGAGCGTGAAAATTGCCGCAGAGCTGGCCGGTTTAACGATTGGCGACGAAGACTTTAACGGGTTCCAGGTGATGGAGCGCAGAGTAAGATTGGAATACAGCAATGAGCAATGACATTAAAGTTGGAGTCACCATCACTGCGGATGCCAAGTCTGCTACGCCGGTGATTAAAGACGTTGCTGCAGAAGAGCAGAAGATTGCCCAAAACGCGCAAAATGCCGCCTCACAGCTCGCCAACCAAAACAAACAGCTGCAAAACAATTCTCTTTCTGCTGCCCAGATGACGCAAGCTCTGCGTCAGGTGCCTATGCAGTTCACCGATATTGTTGTCAGCCTGGAAAGCGGCCAGCGTCCCATGCAGGTCCTTTTGCAACAGGGCGGCCAATTAAAAGACATGTTTGGCGGGATTGGTCCAGCCGTTCGTGCAATGGGCGGATACATCACTGGCCTGATTAATCCAACCACGCTGGCCGTGGGTGCTGCAACCGCCTTGGCCGCAGCTTACTTCAATGGCCAGAAACAATCACAGATCCTAAAAGACACCGTTATTTTGACAGGTGAGGCAGCCGGAAAGACTGCCAGTCAGTTGGAGAGCCTCGCCCAGGTCAATGGCCAGCTCACCGGCAAATTTAGCGACTCACGCCAGGCCGTGAATGAGTTGGCCATGTCCGGCAAGCTTGCTGGGGATCAGATCGATATCGCCTTGCGCGGTGTGATCGCGACCAGCCAGGCAACGGGCAAAGAAGTCTCTGACGTTGTTGAGGTGTTCGTCAAACTGGCAGAAGATCCAGCCAAGGCGATTAAAACCCTCAATGCGCAGTACAACTTTTTAACGGCTGATATTTACCGACAGATCGTCGCCCTCCAGGAGCAGGGTAAAACCCAAGAAGCCGCCACACTGGCCCTTAAGACTTTTGCCGATACGATGGAGGATCGTAAGGACAAAGTTGTTGAGAATATTGGCCTGGTTGAAAAAGCCTGGAAAGGCGTTGGCTCGGTAATTAGCTTTGTCGTCGAGCAGACCTTAAAAATTGGTCGTGATGATACTTTGGATAAGCAGATCACGGATGCCGAAAACAAATTAAAACGGTTAACCAAAGCCAGGCAAGATTATGAAGTTGGCCGTGAGGGCAGGTTTTCACCATTAAGGGTGACTGATGAAGATATCCTGGCACAACAGAAAATATTGCAAACCCTGATCAAGCAAAGAGAGGCGACCGAAGCTGCAGCCCAAGCTAAGGATAAATTAAACCAAAAGAACCGTGATGAAATTAATGCGGTCGATGAGCTGAATAAATACCTGGGCAGCAGCAGCCGATACAGTGGTGCCGGTTTGCTGGCCAAGCAGCTGGAGGACGAAAACAAGGCCTTCCAAAGTGCCACCCGGGGGCTGCAGAAAAACTCTGCAGAGTATCAGCAGGCGCTCCAGGCTCATGAACAAGCCATTGCCAATATCAAAGCCAGCGCTCAAAAGAAAAAGAACAACGCCGGGGGTAAGTCAGACGCACAGCAAATCGCTGAAGATACCGCCCGCCTGATCCAGAATTTTCAGCAAGCAGTGGCACCGGCACAGTCTCTTTCTGAAAAACTGCAGGAGCAGCTGAATAATTACGTTGGCCTGGATCCTGCCGTCAAAAAATATCTGCAGGGGCTGGCCGATCAGGTGAAAGCTACCGAAGAAGCCAAGATCGCCCAGGAGGCGCTAAATGAAGCCATCGCCAGAAATAATGAGGTGATGGAAGGCATACAAGCCGGTGAAGATGCAGACAAGGCTGTTTATGACAACAATGCCAAGGTTTACCAGGACATCCTGCGCGAAACCGAGGATATGAATATCGCCATGATCGAATCAGATCGTGAGCGTGCACGTGCGCAAATTGAGATCGAACACCAGCGCCGCGTAGAGCGCATCGGCAGCATGGAAGGCGAACAGGATCAAATCGATGCCATCCTGGAAGCTGAAGAGGAGCGGTACCGCACTGCAGTTAAAAACATAGGCAATGAAACCAAGAAAACCAAGAGCATATCGCAAGAACTTGGTTTGACCATGAAAAGCTCTTTTGAAGAGGCCGTGCTATCAGGCAAAAAACTTAGCGACGTCCTGCAGGGGATTTTTGAGGATATCACCAAGATTCTACTTAGAAAGAATATTACTGAACCACTTGCCGAAGCAATTGGTGGCTCTGATCTTGGGGGCATTTTTGACAGCATTTTCGGCGGCAATGGATCTGGAACTATCTTCAACGCAAAAGGCAATGTTTACCCAGCGGGTGACATAAGTCAGTACAGCAATTCCATCGTAAATAAGCCAACATTCTTCACTGGAGCACCACGTGCGTTTGCCAAGGGTGGCAACGTCATGGGTGAAGCCGGGGCCGAAGGAATTTTCCCCCTGAAGCGCATGAGCAACGGCAATCTCGGTGTTGAGGCAAGCGGTAATGCTGGGGCGAATATCACAGTTAATCTGATTGAAACCTCCGATAAAAACAAGCAAGGCACGGTTGAAACGTCCAATAGCGGGATGACGGTTGACGCTTATGTTGAAAGCATTGTCGATCGTAAGCTGCAAAATGATTTGCGCAAAGGCACTGGGTTTCCCCGGGCATTAGAAAACACTTATAACTTGAGCCGGATGGCTAAATAAAATGGAAGCATGGCCATCAACATTACCAGTGCCAAATTTATCTGGTTATGCCCTTAAAAAGCAAAAAGCCTTTACGCGCACTGACAGACAAACAGGGTTGGCAAGGCAGCGCCGCACATCACGTGTGGTGCCGTTGCATGTTAATGCTGCCTGGCGTTTTACTCCCTCTGAATTCACCATTTTTAAAACATGGCATAAAGAGGCTATTTTTGATGGCGCAGCCTGGTTTACTGCCGAATTGAATATCGGCTTTGGAATGCAAACTTATACCACCCGATTCGTGGATGATCCTGACGAAAAAGCCTTACCTGGCATGAACTGGGAAGTGAGCGCCACCCTGGAGGTTATTGATGTCTGAACTTTGGTCTGAAGCTTTGGCCGAGGCCTACGCCAGCGCCACAACGGATGAGGTGATACTCAATACCATCGAATTGATTCATCCTGCTTTTACAGAGCCTATCCGTTGTGTGGCCGACTATGTGCCGTTAACTGCAAGGCTTGAAGCTGCCGCGCCAATAAATCCTGGGGAATTGGTTGAGTTTCAGGCTTTTGCCTTCGATATTAAGCCGCCAGAGGTGATTGATTCTGGTGTGCCAGAGCTGGAAATCAGTATTGATAATGTTTCTGGCGAGATCATAGAACACATCGAACTGGCAATGGGTAACCCTGAGTTCCTGGAGGTGCTTTGGCGTGTTTATTTGTCATCAAACCCTGAGGAAGGCCCACAGAATTTAAAGCCTATTCGTATGACAATCACCAACATCGATGCAGATGAAATGGCCATACAGGCACGCGCATCAATTGTCGACTTTATGAATAAGAATTTCCCTAACAACGAATACGACGACCGTCGATTCCCTGGCTTGATTACTGACTAATATGCATTGGGCAATTCAATACATCGGTAAACCCTGGGTTAAAAAGGCACAAGGCCCTCACAGCTTTGATTGCTGGGGACTGATGCGTTACGTTCAGAAACATCATTTTAATATTGATGTGCCTCTGATCATTATTGATGGCGATGATTATCGGGCTGTCGTTAAGACATTTAAAAACCATCCTGAGAGGCGTAACTGGATTAAAAAGAATTCTCCCAGTGATGGTGATTGTGTACTGATGAGGCATAGCCGAGATGATAGCCATGTTGGTGTTTGGCTAGATGTTGATGGTGGCGGTGCACTGCATTGTGTACAGGGTATCGGTGTTGTTTTTAGCGACTTATCCAGCTTGCGTTTGAATGGCTGGAGCCATATTGAGTATTACAGACATGCGAGCCGTTGTTCTTAATATCACAAATCCATTTGATGCTAGCAATGGTTTAAAAACGCATGTAATCGAACGTAGATTAAGCGTTAGTCGCATCGTTGAACGTCACAAAATTAATGTTCAACGTCCGGTTGTTTGTGTGCTTAATAACGAGCCGGTTTTAAGACGTGATTGGTCTACCAGGTTCATTAAAGACAATGATCAATTATCTTTTGTCACCGTGCCTTTAGGTGGCGGTGGTGGATCCAATCCATTGCGTATGGTCTTGACGATTGCATTGCTTTACTACGCTGGGCCTTTGGCGACTCAGATTGGTGGCATGGCTGGTATTCAAAGCCAATTGGGCATGGCTTTGTTAAAAGCTGGGATCACATTTGTTGGGCAGGCGCTGATCAATGCCTTAATTCCAGCGCCATCCCTGCCAAAACCACAAGCGCAAGCGCAAATGGCAGCGGCCAGCCCAACCTATACCCTGAGCGCTCAAGGTAACCAGGCACGCATTGGCCAGGCTATTCCTGTGCTGTATGGTCGGATGAAAGTGTTTCCGGACTTTGCAGCGCAGCCTTATGCCGAGTTTGAAAATAATGATCAGTTTTTATATCAGTTATTCCTGGTCACTCAGGGCAAGGCTATTATTCAGCTGGAGGATATCTTTATTGAAGACTCACCGTTGCAATCATTTGGTGAGGCTGAAATTGAGGTATTGCTTCCTGGTCAAAAATCCAACCTGTTTCCTACAGCCGTATATAACACCGCTGAGATCAATGGCCAGGAAGTAGATGGCTCAAATACAGTGGGGCCATTTTCAATTAATCCTGCTTTAACGCAGATTAATAAAGTTGCTTTTGATATCGCGTTGTCGCGTGGGCTTTATTATGCAAATGATGCTGGCGGTTTAGATAGTAGAACCGTGACCGTTAGATTGTATGTCACTCCAATCAATGATGTAGGCGTAGCCACTGGTCCGGCACAGTTGTTAGGTGTGGAATCTATTTCTGGAGCCACGCAAACGGCTATTCGTAAAACCTTTAAATATGATGTTCCTGTTGGCCGTTACTCTGCGCATGTACAACGAGGCGAGGCGAAAGAAGGCAGCGCTAGAGTAGCAAATGATGTCAATGTCATTAGTGTGCGAGGTTATTCGGCTGCGCAGATTGATTATGGCGATGTGACTATGTTGGCCATTAAAATCAAGGCCACAAATAACATTTCCCAGCAGTCATCCAGAAAGATTAACTGCATCGCGCAGCGGCATTTGCAAATCCCTACCTGGAATGAGATCACTGAATCCTATAACTGGAGTATTCCACAACAAACCAGCTCTATCTGCTGGGCGATTGCTGATATGTGTCGGGCAAGTTACGGAGCTAATGTTGATGAGAGTAGGATCAACATGGCGCAGCTCAGTGCCTTAAACGTTATTTTGACTGCTCGCGGTGATGAGTTTAACGGCCTGTTTGATTCAACGCAGTCATTTTGGGATGCAGTCACCCTTGCTGCTCGCACCGGGCGCATGCGGCCATACGTTCAGGGCGGCATGCTTAACCTGGTGAGAAACGGGCTGCAAACCATTCCCTCTGCCGTTTTTACCAGCCGCCAAATCAATCCTGGATCATTCAAAATCAGTTACATCATGCCATCGGCAGATACGGCTGATTGTATTGATGCTGAGTACTTTGATGAAGATGTATGGAAGTGGCGTACGGTTCGCGCAGCATTGGATCCAGAAGCGCAAACAAAGCCAGCCAAAGTGAAGTTTTTTGGTGCGACCAAACGCAACCAGGTTTGGCGTGAAATCATCACGATGGCTGCTGAGAACCGGTGGCATCGTAAGCGTATATCTTTTGAAACCGAGCTGGAAGGTCAACTGGTCAGCATGGGCCAGCTCATTGGTATTCAAAACCCAATCCCAAACTGGGGGCAAGCCGCTGATGTTGTGAGTTATGTCGGCGGGGTGTTTACAGTGGATGAAATGCTGGAATGGACTGATGGTGCACAGCATTATGTGATGCTCCGACGCCCAAATGGATCTGCACATGCAGTGCGTGAAGTTGTTCGTGGTGCGGAAGATAATCAATTCAGCCTGGTGGCTGGCCAAACCATAGACTTTGCACCATCCACTGACTTTTCCAAGGAACGTACAACTGTATCATTTGGCCGCACTGGCAATGTCGTACAGTTGGCCAAGGTGCTTTCGATCACTTCGAGTGGCGGCAACAATGTACAGATCGTCGCAGTCAATGATGATCTGCGAGTTTATTCTGCAGATGGCGAGCCTGTGCCGGAAGATCTATACAACTATGGTATACAGGCTCCTAAAACAAAACCAGTCCTGGCAGACTTCACTGTCACACAAACCGGCAGTGGTACCACGCCATCAATGGCAGTTTCTTATCCTGTGGCAGTGGGGGCTAGCCGTTACTTTTGGGAGATATCGACCGATAACCTTAACTGGGCGACCCTTGCCGAAGTCACTACAACCTCGTTCAGTTTCCTTGGCACCATAGGCACGCTTTATATTCGTGGTGCAGCCTTTGGTGGCTTGCTTGGTCCATATGTCACCAAAACGATTGAAGTGGGTGAAATCCCTCCTCCACCAAACGTGGCCACCGGTTCGATTACCTCCAACAATCAAAGCTATAACGTTCTTTGGTCTGAGGTACCAGGAGAGCAGGAATATTATGTTGAGGTTTTACATGATGGGTCTTTGAAGCGCTCATTCAGGACTGTTAGTACAAACTTTACATACTCACTAGAAAACGCGATTGCAGATGGCGGCCCTTGGCGAGCCATTACCGTCACTATACGTGCCAGAAATGGCAATGTTATGTCTGCGTTGCCTTTGGTGTTGTCAGGATCTAATGCCGCTCCAGCAGCACCAACAATCACGCTTGCTGCAGGCCGTGAATCCATCTCCATCACGGTATCAAAATGCAATGATGGGGATTATGCCGGCACGCAAATATTTGCATCAAATACACCAGGGTTTACCCCCGGCCCTTTAAATCGTATTTTTGATGGCCCTGGCTATTTTTTCTTGCATACCCCAGTGACCGAAAAGATGTATTACAAGGCCGCGCACTATGACACATACGGTACGGACGGCTTAAATTACTCAGCTGAATTTGATTCAACACCCAGCACAGCTGTAGGTGGTATCGAGATCGTAGATGCACCATTGCCCGACACAGGAAACTATGAAGGCCGCGTGGTTTACTTAACAACCACTTATACAGATGTGCCTTCAGGTGTGACTTATGAGGGCGACAAGCTCTATACCTTCGACGCTGACACTGATACCTGGAAGACTGGTGGCGGTGGTTTGCCAGGCCCTGGCGAAGTTACGAATGATATGTTGGCCGGGAATATCACTGCCAACAAGTTGAATGTAGCAAATCTTGCCGCTATTAACGCCAACATGGGTGCGATTACTGCGGGCAGCATTAGCTTAGATACAGCTGGCTGGATATCTGGGGGCATGTCTGCCTATGGGGTGGGTACAGGTTTTTACTTGGGTTACAGCTCTGCAGCAGGTGGCTATGTGATGCAGGTAGGCAACTCAACCAAGGGCTTTACCTGGGATGGCACAGACTTTACGATTAAAGGTAATTTTCTGGCAGGGTCAGTCAATATCAATAGCCGTTTTGAAGTGGCGAATGATGGCACTGTTACGATTAGAAGCGCGACTACTGGCGCGAGAGTTGTGCAAACTAATGATTATATTAAGGTGTACGACGAAAATAATATCTTGCGCGTCCAATTAGGTAACTTGATGGCATGAGTTATGGCTTTAAAACTTTCAAAGCAAATGGTGAGATTGAATGGTCATTTACTGGATTGTCGCCGCGTTTACATTCAAAAGGTTTGTTTACTGTTCCTGCTGCAAATGGTCTGCATCTATTTACAGTCTCAGTGCCAGAAATTACAGACCCTAGTGAATGGGCTGTTGTGGAAGTTAATGTCTTTCAAAATTACACCAACTACACTTACTTTTATTCGTTTTCAATCAGTATTGGTCAGGTTGATTTTTATATTCCAGGCTCAAGTGCTGGTGTCCTTTACTGTAAATACTTGTTGTTTAAAATAAAATGACTTTTGGCTTATCGGTTAAAAACGCTAATGGTGATGTGCAGATAGACTCACTCTATAAAGAGTATGGTGTAAAAGCGTGGGGTACTGCATATGCGCAAAACGATCTTGGTGCAATTCAGGGGCTTGGCGCATTTAACTATATACCCGGCGTAGACTCGCAAAATGGGTATCCATCTTTAATGATTAAAGCCACTCCGTATTCGGTAGGTCGCATGCCTTACGAAGATCCAGTAAATCACGCAATGATATCCTCTGGTTTCTTGCAGCCAGTCCAATATGTCATTCTTGATGATCTTAATTTGCAACTACCAATTAGTGGTGCCTCAAATTACGGAGTTAAAGTCTTTAACCCGTCTGGTCTTACAGTCTTTGATAGTAGGCGAAGGCATTTTTTTCTTGACCAGATTGCTTATATCTACATTCCAGAAAATTTTAATAATTATGACTTTACTATGCCTGCCCCTGAGTTTGGATCGCGTTATTTTCAGGCAGTGGTTAGAGGTAGTGGTGGTGAATACGGGGACCAGGCAGGTGTCTTCATAACAGAGCTTTCAGCTAATAGCTACAGGATTAATGCAAATAGAACTACCTATGATGAGCCTGGAATAGGTATAAATGTTCTGAGCGGTTACTTTTTGGAGTAAAAAATGAGATACATAAAAGTAAAGGATGCTGAAATAATTGGAATTATAAATTCGGTAATGCCTTTGTTAGATCCAGATCTGGTAGAAATTAGCTCTGAGTTATCAGATTATGAAATTGTGACTCAATATAAATATGATCAAACCAATGGCTTGATCTCAGATATAAATAAACAGTTTCAAAGTTTGCAACTCAGAAAAAAAAATGAAGTTAACCAAGGTTGCAAAAGCGCCATCGTTTCAGGCTTTGTTTCATACGCGCTTGGTGAGCCACACCACTATCCATCAAAAACACTAGACCAGCAAAACCTTGCGGCATCCGTGCTGGACAGTTATGACCCTGAAAACGCACCCGATTGGACAACGCCATTCTGGTGTTCTGATGCAGCGGGGGAGTGGGCTTTTAGGCGACATACCGCATCACAAATCCGTGAGGTTGGCCGTGATGCTAAATCATCAATTCTAGGATACCAGTTTCACAATGAGCAGCTGCAGGCGCAGATTGCAGCCGCTACGACTGCTGAAGAATTGGATTCCATTACCTGGTCAAACTGACCAGTGTCACTGGCGATTATTTTACTTTGGATTATTAGACTTACGGTGCAAAAGAACAGGGCGAGAGCGTTAACTATTGCGAGTAATTAACGCCCCCGTCTCACCGTAATGTAGCTACGGATCAACCTAGGCCCTGCCACCCACGTGGGCGGGTCGATTATAAGGGCGACCGTATGCGTAGCACAAAGGAAAAAGCCACAGAGTTTAGATGTGGCAGTTGTAACCGTAAGTTGGCTGAAGGGATGGCCATAAAGTTAAGTATCAAGTGCCCGAGGTGTGGGCAGATCAATTTATATGGAGAACGTTGTGGACAATCAACACCAACACATCAAAGGCTATCGTGATTTATCTGCAGAGGAAATTGCATT